AAAAAGACCCGTAAGGGTCTTTTTCTTTTAGTCTTCAATTAGAACATCGTCCGTGAGTATCGTCCTGACAATCCTCTCTACTACTAGGTAAGGATCTGCGTTCGATGCTGGCCTTCTATCCTCGATGTATCCTATCGCGTCAGCCTCGTTGATTGTCGACGGTATCCTAATCGACTTTGTCCTGTCCGCTATTCCCCAGCCGAAGTCCGTTATAGACGAAGTCTCGTTCGCACCGGTGAGCCTTGCCTCGTTGTTCTCGCCGTAGACTGCTATGTGCTCTGCGTGCCTTCTCGAAAGCTTCTCGCACATCTCTATTGCAATCTCCTTTTTGTTGACCTTGTCCTCTCTTATGGTCTTGGTCGAGAAGTTCACGTGCATTCCGGACCCGTTCCATCTCTCTCCCTCGAACGGCTTAGGATCGAGCTCTATCCTGTAGTCGTACTTCTCGCTCAGCCTGTGCAGTATGTATCTCGAAATCCACAGCTGGTCGGCTCCTTCCTCTGCCGTGACCGTTCCTACCTGGTACTCCCACTGGCCGAGTGCGACCTCTGCGTTTATACCAGATACAGATATACCTGCCTTGATACATAGGTCGGCGTGCTCTTCTACGAATTCTCTACCTGAAACGTTGTTTCCGCCGACACCGCAGTAGTATTCGCCTTGCTCCCTAGGCTCGCCGTTCCATCCGAGTGGAAGTTCTGTCTTGTTGTCGAATATGAAGTACTCCTGCTCCCAACCGTACATTGTCTCGTCGTCGTTCTCACTGAGTATGTCTATCATCGCCGCCCTTGTGTTTGTCTCGTGTGGAGTTCCGTCCATGTTGTAGACTTCGCACAGCACGATTATTCCGTCTTTCACGAACGGGTTGAGGAAGTAGTTCTTCGGAACCAACGCCAGCTCCGATTTGGAAGTCTCTGCCTGGTAGGTAGACGATCCGTCGAAGTTCCAGTTTGAAGCGGACTGCTTGCCCGATTTGAACTGTCTCAGTAGCTCTTCTGTGTCCCACGATGATTTTACAATCTTCGTCTTTGATCTTAGTTGCTGTGGTTTTGCACCATCAAGCCACACATACTCTAGTTTTTTCATATAAGTGCCTAATTTTTAGTTATCTATTAAAAAAAATAGGTCCTTTTTTACAAAACCGGTAAAAATATAGGGCCTATGTAACGGAATTAGTAAAAATATCTTATCGTGTCTTTTTGTGTTGCGTAAACTTTTCCTTTCTTTTGTCATAACAAAGGCATAACAATAACGAACATGAACCGAGCCTACCTACAGGTCTGGTGTCTATCAGAGAGAGGACGTGATGTCTTGCCCGACGGCGGATCGCTGCACATCGACGTCCTTCAAAGAGACGCATACATAAAAGACATTTACTCAAAGAGACGCTCGGAAGTACCGAACGAGTACGAGTACCCCGTAGGCCTGGCCTTCGAGGTATTCCTGGACGATTCTTTGAACGACGAGCTCGTCGAGAACGGAAGCATACGCCTGAGCGAGGCCTCGTTGAGGAACCTATTCGGTATGGACGAAATAATGGTTAAGTAAAATGGTTGATTTATTCTACGCGGCACTGGTCGCTTTCGCGCTCAACGAGTTCTTTTTCGTTTTCAACAGGAAGCGTCTCGACACGAACTTCAAGAACAAAGACGTCATGTCGGTCAAGAGGATAGATGTACTGCACTACATGCTGAAGGTGCTTTCCGTGTTTTGGCCGTTCATCGGTCTCATGTCCTCGATGTGGTCTATGTTTCTTGTGTTGATTTCTGTGTGGTTTCTGAAGTTTTTGCTTTACCACATCAGTGTTCGCACATACTCTGTCTGGACGATATTCTCTCCTTTTGTGAACATCGCTCTGTACCTTGTGATATTCTTCCTCAGACGTTGAATCTCTTGAGGTTCTCCTCCGTGATTATTATGAACTCGAAGCCCTTCTTGTTGCACCACTCGATCATCGTCTCCCACTTGCTCTTGTTCTTGTAGGCCATCTTCAGGTCGTACTCGAAGCCCTTCAGCTTCTTCGTTCCTTTCTCCGGTACCTGCAGTTTACCCTCTGTGAGTGCTATCACCATGTTGTACTCCTTCTGTGGCTTTACCTCGACGACGACCTCCCTGAGTACGCCGTCAGAGCTTCTCATCCTGTAGAAGAAGTCCGGGTAGTACCTGTGAGACTTGACCCTTGCGTCTCCGTTGTCGAAGTGTGTCATCTGGTAAGGTATCTCAAGGCATTCTGCCCCCCATTGTATTATCTCGGGCTTGAGGTCGAGCCAGACCATTATCTTCTTCTCCCAGGAGCTCCTGAAGTAGACACCGCCTTGCGAGTTAAGTTTCAGAACCTTGTCTTTGTTCTTGGGTATGTAGTTTCCTGAGTTGTAGCTTGAGTTCGACGGTCTGGAGTTTATCATAGTCCGGCATTTTTGGTTTTATATATAAAATAAAACTCTTCTATGGGCCATCTAATCGAGCTCGTCAAGCTGAACCGCCTTGTATTCGGCGATTTGCCTTTGCAGTACAAAGAAAACACTATGGAGTTGCTCGAGCGGTACAAAAGGACCGACGATGAGGTCAAGGCCATAAGGCTCGCAGAGATAAAGCCAGGACTTTTCTATTTCTTTCACTACCTCGACGATTCCAACTGGATAAAGTACTCTCCGGTCTTCGTGATAGACTTCAAGAAGTTCGGTAACATAATCGTGCTGAACTGCATCAACCTGAACTTTATACCTCTTCAGATAAGGCCGTCCATATTCGACCCTTACATTCAGGAGAAGGACTTCGAGAACAAGAACTTCTTCCTGAAGACGAAGTTCGAGACGGTTTACAAAGAGCTCAGGAAGTACGGATTCCAGTGGTCGATAATGGAGTACAACGTCGCGCAGATACAGAAGGTGCACAGGATCTCGTTTGATCTTCTTCCGAAGTTTCTGATGTCGGGACACCCTAAGGCTAAGTACGATCCGGCGAAGCTCATCCAGATTTGGAAGAAGAAGATTGGTGAGCAGGACAAGCGCGACCAGGAGATGATGCAGGCCAACATACAGGAGTTCTACGACTTCGAGAACGAGATATCCGACAAGTACGAGGCACTGAAGGGACACATACAGCGCCTGCAGAGATCGACCAAAAAGTACGGCGGTGGATGATTTTTCCTTATCTTTGAATAAATAAAAACAAAGATGAGATACACCACATATATTTCCGCAGCGGACAAGCTTTCCGCACTTGGCCAGAAGGAGTTGGCTAAGAAGTTTCTGACACACGCAAACGACATCGTGAACAAGAGGGTCTCAGAGTTCGACTTCGACATACTGGTGGGTCAGGTGAAGACCTTCAACGGTGCTAAGTTCGCAGAGACGCGCATTTTGAGGGAGAAGGAGGCCAACACGATAATGTTCATCTTCAAGTCTGGGACGAACACGCACCGCATAAACACAACTCTTAGACACAACGGCGAAATCGTATGGCACGACGGAAACCACTTCAGCAACCGAAAGTCTGTGAGATCCTTCGAAAAGCTCATACAGATAATAGTCGAATATAGCATGGACGCTCAGAAGCTTTTGGCCGAGATGCAGATAAGTCCTTCCAGTCTGAAGGTCATACAGAGAACCTTCTATTTGTAGTAAAGACGCGGCACACAATGCCGCGTTTCTTTTTTAGGGGCAGCCGTTTTTTATATATAATTCAAATCACGGCGTAAAAGATGGCCTCTTATAACTATTTCAATAACAACAATAACAACAACCAGGCGTTCGGTATTCAGAACTCCGGTGAGAACAAAGGCTTCTTCAACCGTATACTGAGGAACCTGTCGAACCACGGTATGAACTATGACGACATGATCATTCGCAATCAGGTCGGTGTTGGAATAAACGAGGATCCTTACGCATCTAAAGGAAATTCGATGTATGATTTCTTTAGTCAACGAGCAGTGGCGTCGGTTCTCGGCCGCAAGTCCGTTCCGTATCTTGATCGTTCGTATCCCGACAAGAGGAGAATACTGAGAGAGTACTCGATTAAGGACGAGATCAGGGACTTCGTGAGCCAGGTGGCCGACGAGTGTGTGGTTTACAACGATGACAGGGATTTCTGCTCTGCGCGCGCTCTTTCCACCGGATACAGCAAGGAGATACAGGACAAATACCTCGAGTACTTTGAAAGGATATACAACAAATACGGCTTCTCTGACAGTGTCACGGCTTTCAACCTGATAAAGGACTTCCTAATCGACGGGTACGTTGCTATGGAGATAGTCTACGATGACAAGAAGAAGAACATAATCGCTTTCAACCGACTGAGACCTGAGACCATCGTCCCTGCATACGAGCCAAACGTGGGTCATCTATGGATACAGTATCCTGAGGATCCTCAGCTCAGAAGGATTTTTCTCGACTCTCAGATAGTTTTCATATCTTACTCTACTCAGAACGACTTCTCAGAGACTTCCTACGTGGAAGGTCTCATCAAGCCATACAACCAGCTGAAGATACTCGAGCAGACGAAGATAATGTTCAACATCATCAACGCGACGCTCTACCAGGAGTTCAAGATTCCAATCAAGGGTCTTTCCAGGCAGAGGGCAGAGGAGCAGATTGGTCAGCTGATACACGACTACTCCGAGGAGGTCGAGTGGGACGACACTCTGGGAACGCTGACAATCAACGGTTCTAAGCACCTTCCGTTCAACAAGCAGATTTGGTTTCCTGAGGGCGACGCTGGATCGCCGTCGATGGAACTTAAGTCTCCGCAGGGTCACGACCTCAACGAGGACGGTATGCTTAAGTGGTTCCACCAGGCGCTCAAAAGGGCGTCTAAGATACCTCTGAACCGATTCGAGGGCGAGGCCGGCGGTGGTAACCTCATAACTGACGCGGCCGAGATGACGCGCGACGAGATAAAGTTCCACAACTTCATCGGAAGACTACGTGCCAACTTCAAAGAATTGATAGTCAAGCCTTTGAAGCTACAGCTGCTTATAGAGTTTCCTGAACTTATAGATGACGATAAATTCCTAAACGAGGTAGACATCGAGTTCTACTCGAACCAGGTATTCGAGGAGTGGAAGAAACTTGGTAACCTTGAGAAGAAAGCCGGTATAGTCGGAACGCTACTTGGTGTTATGAACGGTGAGAAGCCTTACTTCCACATCGAGTGGATTATGGACAACGTATTCAAGTTGTCTCCTGAAGAGAAGGCCGAGAACGCAAGATACTGGGCCAAGGATCCAACTGCGGCCGGTTCGGCGCCTGAAGGCGGTGGTGAGGCGGGTGCTCAAGGCGGCGGCGGCGGTGGCGAGATGGGTGCCCAAGGTGGTGGCGAAGCTCCTGCACAGGGAGGTGCTCAGGCTCCTCCTGCCGAGGGTGGTGGCGAGGCTCAGGCTCCTCCGGCACAGGGAGGTGCTCAGGCTCCTCCGGCACAAGGCGGTGGTGGCGAGTTCGAGTTCTAAGAAACCTCATCATACTGAAAAAGACCTCAATAGAGGTCTTTTTTTATGCGGCTTTGTCGCTTTTTGGGTGGTCGAAGTAAAGCGTCTTGTGACCTCGTTTGTTGTCGTAGTACCTGACCTTCACGTCCAGTCCTTCGTCGAGTATCGTCTTGATTGTTTGTCCAATTTGGCTAGGCAGGATCTCACCTGATATTTTCACCTCGAGGATCTGCTCGTCCTTTATTATGAAGCTGATTGTGTCCGTCCTGAACGCTGCATTGTGTATGTACTGGATGGCGTCCGTGTTAGTGTATACGAGCAGGTTGGCATCTTCGATGTCGAACTGAACCTTCTTTCCCTGGTTTAGAAGCCCGGTGATCCTGACCTCTCTTTTGAACTCGGCCCACTGTTTGTACCTTCTTAGCATGCTCTCGAAGGATTCCAGGGTGATGCCTTCCTCGAGCTCTACATCGAAGGTGCTTACAACCATATCTCTTTCCTTCAGCTTTCCCATCAGTTGAACTTTATGAAGTCAATCTGTTTTTTCTCTAGGTCCACGGACTTGATGACGATCTTGATTGGATCGCCTAGCCTTATCTTTTCGCCGAACTCGTTCATCACGGCGTAGCTGTCAGGATAGGCAGTCCATTTTCCGCCCATTTCCGAGATTCTTATCATTCCCTCGCACTTGCTCTCCGTGAGCTCTACGTAGATTCCTCTCTCGAGTACGCCTGATACGATTCCGTCGAACACCTGTCCGATTCTGTCCTGTAGGTACTCCGCCTGCTTGTACTTCACCGAGTCTCTCTGTGCCTTCGTCGCTACGACCTCCTGCTTGGAGATCCATTCGCACTGCTTGTCCAGCTCGCCGTGGTTTATCTCTTTGTTGTAGCCTTCTGCGTTGAGCGCCTTCGAGAGAAGTCTGTGTGCGAGTATGTCACTATACCTCCTTATTGGTGATGTGAAGTGTGAGTAGTGTTGGAACCCTAGTCCGTAGTGTCCGATGTCTTTGGTCGAGTACTTCGCCTTCTGCTGAGCCCTTATGATTAGGGTGGTTATGATGTTCTCCTCTGGTGTTCCTTTGGAGTCTCTCATAAGCTGGTTTATGGCCAGCTTGGTCTTCTCTGCTGAGTTTCCGTAGTTTATCATATAGCCAAGCCCGGAGATGAAGGTCTTCACGTGCTCTAGCTTTTCCTCTGCTGGCTCTTCGTGTATCCTGTTCACGCACGGAAGGTGCCTAGACTTTATGAAGCGCGCGACCTCCCTGTTGGCGAGTAGCATGTACTCCTCGATGAGGTGGTTGGCGTCCTTCTGTTCCTTAAGGTAAACGCCAACCGGCTTCTTCCCGTCTCCGTCGAGTTTGAACTTGACCTCTACCCCGCCGATTTCCATCGAGCCTCCGTTCATCCTTCTCTTCCTCATCTTCTTTGCCAGTCGGTCTAGCTCGAGTATGGCCTTCTCTGTGTCTAGCTCGGCGTTGCCTCTCTCGATTACCTCCTGTGCCATCTCGTATGAGAAGTCTTTGTCGACCCTTACCGCGGTTCTTCCGAACCAGCTGTCCTCTATCCTACCGTCGTTGTTCAACTCGACTATGACTGAGTAGCACAGCTTGTCACTTCCGGATTTCAGTGAGCATATTCCGTTTGATAGCTTGTGTGGTATCATCGGCACGCACCTGTCAACTAAGTAGACGGAGCTGGAGCGCTTGTACGCCTCTTTGTCTAGTTCGCTTCCCGGCCTTACGTAGTGTGATACGTCTGCTATGTTTATTGCGATTAGTCTTCTTCCGTTCTCGAAGTGTAGAGAGATTGTGTCGTCCGCGTCCTTCGAGTCGTGAGGGTCAATACCGATCGTGGTCCACGACCTTATGTCTCTCCTCTTCTTTATCTCCGACTCCGGTATGACCTCTGTTATGAGCTCCGCCTCGTTCAGTACTTCCTGCGGGAAGTCGATAGGTAGGTTGTATTCGTACATTATGGCGTTCATTTCCGTCTCGTTCTCGCCTTTCAATCCCAGTACTTTGGTTATCCTTCCTCTCGGAGATTTCTTTTCCTTTTCCCAGTCGATCATCTCGACGATGACTTTCTGGCCATCCTGTGCTTTGTGGTCTCCTTTGATGTAGAAGTCGACGACCATCTTCGGGCTGTCTGGGACAACGAAGGTGTGGTTCTTGCTAACCTGTGCAGTTCCTACGAAGGTCGTCTTGAACCTCTCTAGCACGTCGACGACCTTCGCCTCCATTTTGCGTTCGCCTTTGAACAGAACTGCCCTGACCTTATCGAGGTGCAGGGCGTTGGCGGTCTTCTTCTTGTGCACGAAGAACTCTCTTTCGTCGATTTTGATTGTTGCGTTACCGGAACCGGTGAACTCTATCTGGGCCTCTATCGTGTCGCCCTCTGTGTATTTACTCATTTTCTCTTTTCTTTTTGGAGATGTTGTCTACGCCGTACTTCTCCATTATTGTTTTCTTCATTTTACCGAGCACCATCTTGTTCTGTATCGGATAGTCGACGCCGAAGTTCTTTCTGAGCGTCTTTATTCTTTTGATCTCGGAGCACTTTCTGCAATAGTACTCTCCGAAGTTGTTACCGTATCTGAGGTAGTTCTTGTAAATGACTTGTTTCTCTATGCCGCATCCGTCGCACTGGCAGGTTATCTTGTAGTGTGATCCTTTGGGTAGTAGCTCGACCGGTATTACAATGGTCTCGCCCAGCGCGGTGTCGTAACCCAAGTCGTCGTAGTACTGGTAGTTGTGGTCTGTAATCTTTACGGGTATTTCCCTGGTTGTTATCATCGTAAAAAATCCTCTATTGTTCTATTCGTGGAAAGACATTTGTTTCATCTTTCTCTGTAAAAAAACCACCCATATACAAATGTAGCGAAAAGAAAGATATATATACACTAAACGCACAAAAAATAACTAATTACATGAAACCAGTATTGATTGTAGAAAACTCTACTAACTCTCTTGTGAGGGAAAGTGGCGGGACTGGTAAGAAGGATTATGTATTGGGCGGTACATTCACCGAGTTCGACATTAAGAACAGAAACGAGAGAGTGTACACGGCCGACAGATTCCTTCCTGCGCTTACTGAGATGAACGAGAGGATGAACAACCTCGGAGTCGTCTACGGTGAGTTCGACCACCCGGATGTTTTCGATACTTCTCTTTCTAGGGCGTCTCACATAATCACGAAAGCTGATTATATCAAGGAGCAGAACCTAGTGGCGGGTGAAATCAGGTTACTTAGTACTTATTGGGGTAAGGAAGCAAAGGCACTCGTCGACGACGGCTGCCCTCTTTTTGTTTCTTCTCGCGCCGCAGGTATTACTGAATCTGATGGTACAGTCTCATTGAAGAAGCTTTTCACTTACGACATCGTGGCGGACCCTGGGTTTGCTTCGGCTAAGATGAGTGTGAAGGTCCTTAATGAGTCACTTGGCTTTGATAACCCGAAATCTAACTTTAGGATATACGAGATGTCCGATGAGTCAAAAATCAACGATTTATTCAACATGAACAAAAACGAGTACGTTACTAAACAGCAGTTGACTGACTACTCTCAGTATTTGGTCAAGGAGTTGGCTTCTACTAAGAAGGAGGTTAAGAGTGCCATCACTAAGGGCAACATGAACCCTAAGAGGCTTGAGCAACTTCTCGAGTACTACGAGGAGCTCAACAAGACAAATTCACAAGTTGTGAAATACCTAGACTACCTGGCTGAGAAAGTTCAGATCATGGTAAACGAAAACAAGTCTTTGAAGGAGACTACTGACAAGCTTATCAAGCACAACGACTACCTCGCTGAGAACCTTGAGAAGGCTGTAAACTATTCTGAGTACCTTGCTGAGAACCTCGACAAGAACATCGCTTATTCTGAGTATGTTGCCGAGAACCTTGACAAAAATATCTCTTATTCTGAGTACCTTGCTGAGAATCTTGATAA